CCTCAATTAATATTATTAGACGCGGTTAAAGATCGATTTGAATTTCCAGAACTACGCCGTGTTGCAGAAGAACAATATAGGTATTGGAATCCAGAAACAGTAATTGTTGAGGCTAAGGCATCTGGTCTACCTTTAACTTATGAGTTGCGAAAACTTGGAATTCCTGTTATAAATTTTACACCCTCTAAAGGTAATGATAAACATACGAGGGTAAATAGCGTCGCACCTCTTTTTGAGAGTGGATGCATATGGGCGCCCACTGATCAGCAATTTGCTCAAGAGGTTATTGAGGAATGCGCTGCCTTTCCATACGGGGATCATGATGACCTTGTGGATAGTACGACCCAAGCTATCATGCGATTTAGACAAGGAGGGTTTATAGATCATCCCGATGATTATCTAGATGAACCTTTACCTAAACCAAAACGAGAGTATTATTAATTATGGGACCAGGACCAATATATAAATTTTTAACTTCAGTAGGTAGCCTTGCTAAAAAAGGAAATCTTACAATTGATGATGCATATAGATTTGCACAACAAGAGTTTGGTCAAGTTAGTGATATTTTAAAATTACAAATTAATAAAATATTTAAACAAGTAGATGCACCTAAAATTACACTTCCTAAAAAAGATGAAGTTTTTGACACAACAGTAACTAAACTTCCTTATGATGAATCAGGTAGACCTTTTAATCCAAGAGATCCTTTAAAGAAATATGGAGATGACCCAGAAGACTTTGCAACAGGGGGTCGTGTTGGTTTTGCAGACGGTTCTTTTGATCCTAAAAAATTAATTAAAAAAATACCAAAAGTTGGTAAAGTAGCAGCTGGAATAGAATCTTTAATTAAAACTATCAATAAAAAATTTGGTAAAGGCACTATTAAAACTGCTGATGAAATAGATAGACCCCAATCTGCAAAAGACAAAGAAATATTTGAAAAGTTTGAAGCAAGAAACCCAAGTCCAAGTAGACAATTAACTGACGATGAAATTGATGAACTTGCAGCAGAAGTAGGTGAATTAGATGCTTATGATTTTGATGGTACAGTTGGTTCAGCTAATAGAATAAGAAAAGAAGCAAAAGATTATCAAGATGAAATGTATCAACAATATAAAATGGGTAAACTAGATCCAGAACCAGGTGATAAATCTCCAGCTAGAAAAAGATTTTTACAACAAAAATTTGATGAAATGGAGTCAAGTGGCGATCCAAAATTAATGACAAGAGACGAAATAGAAGAGTTAACTTTTTTTGATATGGGGACTGAAATGGATAAAATGATTCCAAGTAAGCCTAAATCAATTATTCCTGAAGATGAATTAGCACAAGTAAAAAAAGATTTTGACACAGAAATTTTAGGAAAAGATATAGAAAAGAAAATTTTAGACGAAGTGGATGAAGCTTATGGGGTAACTCCAGAGATGAAAAAACAATTAGACGAAATGGGCGGTTCAAAACTTATGGAACGTTTCGAACTTAAACAGAAATACCCTGGTATAGATGAAGATTTATTAACCGCAATTATAGATGATCCAGATCCAAATAACAAAGCACAGGTTCTTTCAACTTTTGATCAATTAATGCAATTACAAAAAATGGGCAAAACTCCAGAAGAAGCAGTTGAGATAGTTAAACAAACAATGTTTAAAGGTAGAAGAGATAATGCTCAAGGCGGTTTTCAACAAGGCTTACCTTATTTGATGGGGTTATAAAATGGAAAGACCAGTATTTGGAGATCCTGAAACATGGGATATGACTGTTGACCAGTATTTGGATAATGAATTTTTAGTTAAAGAAAGAGAAAATTTTAATGCTGGTGGATTAGCGGGTGGAAAATCAAGAGCTAAAGATCTTATAGGAAAACCAAGTATTAATGTTGAAGGTAAAAATCAACATACCGCAACTCAAAGAACAGCAAAAGAAATTCAAGCTATCATAGACGCTAATCCAGATTATATAACTCCTAAAAATTTTTACCAACCAACGGACATAATGAAAAAAAAGGGTATGAAGAAATTATTAACACAGTCCGATGTAAAAAACCCTGATGTTATATTTCAAAAAAAAGGAAAAGATCCCGCCGATCCTGAAAAACAAACAGCTAGAAATACTAAGAGAAAAGAATCAATACTAAGACAAGAAGGAAGACAATACAATGTCAAAGCCCCTAAAGGATACCAAGTTCACCACATGCTACCCCTTGCAGGAAATGTAGATATTAATACTGGAGATCTTGCGGTCATTAGTAAAAAGATGAATGTTAAGATGTCTAAATATGACAAACAAATAAACAGACTAACTACTGAAGCAACTCTATTAGATTTTAGTAAAAAAAATTCATTGGATAGATTAGATGATATAAATGAAAAATTAAATAATTTACTTAAAACAATAAAAAAAGATTTACCTAAAAAATATAAAGGATTAATTGGTTTTAATAAACTTACTCCAGTATTCGACGAGTATGGAACAGTTTTAGATTTAACTGCAGAACCTGTAGGAGTAGATTATAAAAAATCTATTGCAGGATCAAAAGGTGTACCAACTAGAGATGTTAAAACATCGGATATTCAAAAACTAGTAAACAATGCTCCAAAATTTAAAAGTGAATTTATTCCAGGAATGAATAAAGCTGCAGATTATGTTTCATCTACAATTGAAGATTTAATGAAACTAAGATTAGGTAGTGCTGCTTTAAAATCATTACCAATAGCAGGAGCAGCTTATACTGTTTATGATACAGGTGTTGGACTTAAGGAAGGAAGATCAGCTCTAGAACTACTTGCAAGAACTTTTGGATTAGATCCTTTGTATAGAAAAGGAATACAATATGCAGCGCTTTCAGATGAAGCACAAGAAGCTCAAAAAAATATTAACTACCAAAAATCTTTAGAAGCTTCGTTACAAGATCCTTTAGATGAAAGTTTAATGGGATTAGCACCCAGACAAGAAAATACAGAAGCACAACTAACACAGTTAGCTAATGAACAAAGAATTATTGATGAGAGAATGAAACAAGCTGATGATATTAGAGCGCAAGAGCGAGAAGGAATTATGAATTTAATTAAAAATAAAATAATGGGAACACCTATTCAAACCACTAATTTTTTAGCAGCAGGAGGTCGTGTTGGTTTCGCTGATGGTGGTGATCCTAAAGATCCAAAAATGAATAGAAGAACTTTTATGAAATTAATGGGTGGTATTGCATCTATTCCTTTTCTTGGTAAATTTGCAAAACCTGTAGCAAAAGTGGTAGAAAGTGCAGCACCTGTAATTCAAGAAAATATTGCAGGAGCTCCAGCACATTTCTGGAATCTAGTTAATAAAATTAAATTATTAGGGGATGATGTGACTCGAACAGGTGCTTTAGCAGAAAGACAATCTGTTAAAAAATATAAAGATTTTGAATTAGTGGAAGATACAGCTACAGGTCAAATTGATATTCAAAGAATGAAACTGGTTGATGATGTTGATGCACCTAGTTACTATGGTAACCCTTTAGTTGAAGAAACTCACATGAGTTATAAACCTGGAAAAGGTCAAGCTGACGAAATGACTGGACCAATTCCTGATGAGTATGAAGAAGGCACAGCTTATTTAAGAACTGATAGAGAATATGCAGGAGAGGTTGTTGATGAGATGTCTGGTATTGCTGATGATATATTTGAAGAAGCAGGTGTTCCTGTCCCTGAAGCAATTAGAAAAAAATAATGAATAAATACCCTAAAACTAATTTACTACCACCAAAGTCTGGGCCTCAATCACAAGGGTTGAATATTAATTATAATACTGTAAAAGTAATAAAACTGGAGAAAATAAATGGCAGAGATAGACAAGAGTCTTCCAAACAAAATAGAAAAAGAACTTAATCTACCTTCTGAAGCTGAGATAGCTGAAGATCAATTACAGGATCAAGAAGAGTTAGCAGAAGTTGGTGAGCCTATTGACATACAAGAAAACGAAGATGGATCAGTTGATATAAACTATGATCCAGCTATTGCGTCTGTTGCTGGAACAGAAAATCATTATGATAATTTAGCTGAGCATTTACCAGATTCAGTATTAGGAACTTTAGGAAGTGATCTTTATCAAGACTTCCAAGAATATAATAATTCAAGAAAAGATTGGGAAAGAGCTTACAAAGAAGGTTTAGATCTTTTAGGATTTAAATATGATAAAAGAACAGAACCCTTCAGTGGTGCATCAGGTGCAACACATCCAGTTTTAGCTGAAGCGGTTACACAGTTTCAAGCGTTAGCTTATAAAGAATTATTACCAGCAGAAGGACCTGTTAGAACTCAAGTTATGGGTTCTCCAACTCCTGAAAAAGAACAACAATCTAAAAGAGTTAAAAATTTCATGAACTATCAATTGATGGATCAAATGAAAGAATATGAACCTGAGTTTGATCAAATGTTATTTTATCTACCACTAGCAGGATCTTCATTTAAAAAAGTTTACTACGATGAATTACTAGGAAGAGCAGTTTCTAAATTTGTACCAGCAGATGATTTAGTAGTACCTTATTCTGCAACATCATTAGATGATGCTGAAGCTATTATTCATAGAATTAAAATATCAGGTAATGAATTAAGAAAACAACAAGTTGCAGGTTTTTATAGAGATATAGAATTAACTTCAGGAACAGACAATGAATCCGAAGTTGAAAAAGAAGAAATGGAATTGGAAGGTAGAACTAAATCAGGTAGAGAAGATGATGTATTTACAATATTAGAATACCACATTAATTTAGATTTAGAAGGTTTTGAAGACGTTGGAGAAGACTTAGAACCTACTGGAATTAAACTTCCATACATTGTAACATTAGAAGAAAGCTCAAGAAGTATTTTATCTATTAAAAGAAACTATGAAGTAGATGATCCAAAGAAAACAAAAATAAATTATTTTGTTCATTTCAAATTTTTACCAGGTTTAGGTTTCTATGGTTTCGGTTTAATCCACATGATAGGTGGACTGTCTAGAACAGCAACCGCAGCTTTAAGACAGCTCTTAGATGCGGGAACGCTTTCTAATCTGCCAGCTGGATTCAAACAAAGAGGTATAAGAATTAGAGATGATGCGCAATCAATCCAACCAGGCGAATTTAGAGACGTTGATGCTCCAGGAGGAAATATCAGAGATTCATTTATGATGCTTCCATTCAAAGAGCCTTCTCAAACTTTACTACAATTAATGGGGGTCGTTGTAAACGCAGGGCAAAGATTTGCATCTATTGCCGACATGCAAGTAGGTGATGGGAATCAACAAGCAGCAGTGGGAACGACCGTAGCTTTGTTGGAAAGAGGTAGCAGAACTATGTCTGCGATTCACAAAAGAATTTATTCATCACTTAAAAATGAATTTAAATTACTAGCAAGAGTATTTAAACTTTATCTACCGGAAGAATATCCCTACGATGTAGTTGGAGGAGAGAGAACAATCAAACAATCAGATTTTGATGACCGAGTAGATATCTTGCCAGTTGCTGACCCTAACATTTTCTCACAAACACAGCGAATCTCTCTCGCTCAGACAGAGTTGCAGCTGGCAACTTCTAACCCACAAATTCATAATCAATATGAAGTTTATAGAAATATGTATGAAGCTTTAGGTGTTAAAGATATTGATAAAATTTTAATTCGACCACAACCCCCACAACCAAAGGACCCTGCTTTAGAACACATTGATTCTTTGGCAGGGAAACCATTCCAAGCTTTTCCAGGACAAGATCATAGAGCACACATTACTGCTCACATGAACTTCATGGCAACTAATATGGCTAGAAATAATCCAGTTGTAATGGCATCATTAGAAAAAAATATTTTTGAACACATTTCATTAATGGCTCAAGAGCAAGTTGAAATTGAATTTAGAGAAGAGATGCAACAGATTCAACAAATGCAAATGATGATGCAAAATCCTCAAATGCAACAAAACCCTCAAGCAGCTCAACAAATGCAAATACAAATAAAAATGACTGTAGATAAAATTGAATCTAGAAAAGCAGTTTTAATTGCTGAGATGATGGAAGATTTTATGAAAAAAGAAAAAGAAATAACAAGTCAATTTGATAATGATCCTATTGCTACACTAAGAGCAAGAGAGTTAGATATTAGAGCACAAGAAAATGCTAGAAAAAAAGAAGAATCTGATCAAAGAATTAACCTTGATAAGATGAAAGCAATGATGAATCAAATGACTGACCAACAAAAAATGCAACAAAACGAAGATTTAGCTAATTTAAGAGCGGATACATCAATTGAAAAGACAATTTTATCTGCTGAATTAAAAAAGGACATGTAAAATGAAAAAATCAATGACAAAAACACAAAAAAAGGTTAAAAAGGTGATGAAGGAGTTTAAAAAAGGTGAACTCAACATCGGTAAATCGAAGAAAAAGGTAAAAAATCCTAAACAAGCGATTGCAATAGCTCTTTCTGAAGCCGGTAAATCAAAAAGAAAAGGTTAATATGAAAAAAGATAAATCAAAAGCTAATAAAAGTCCTAAATCTGTATCTAATTCTATGTCTTCTAATATTAAAGACGTTGAGATGACTAAACCTAATGAATCTCAAACAGTAGAAGTTAAAGGTATGGGAAAAATGTTAGCTAATAAAAAGAAAACTGCTACTTGGTACTAAGTTATGTGGTTCAGCGCTATTAAATTAGCTGCACAAGCAGGCTCTCACATATTTAAAAACCGTCAAAAGACAAAAATGTTAATGGCGGATGCACAAATGCGTCATGCAGAAAAAATGGCGAATGGTGAAGCCGAATATCAAGGTAAATTATTAGAATCTAGAAATTCGGACTGGAAAGACGAATTTATTTTGCTTTTATTGTCGGCTCCTATCGTAATGTTAAGTTGGGCAGTCTTTT